CGGTTTCGGATGACGCGACAATCTTATAATCAACATCAAGTTTGAAGTTGGCTTCAACCATCGGTTTTACGTGCGCCTTTTGGCTAAATCCTAACCATTTCCATACATCATCCAGGTCAACGACAAAGTCAGTATTCTTATCATAATTCAGGTAACAGTAGAAACTACTAACAAATAATTGTTGTTCGAATGTGTTGAAGTTTTCTTGGATTTTTTCAAGGAGAATATTGTTGTATGATTGTGACAACTTTGTAATCGGGTTCTTCTCGATAAGTTCAACAATGTTGAGGGTTACAGAAGAGGCGGTGCAGGCAGAAGAGGCGGTGGACATCATTATGAGCGTATGTTATACTATGTATATACGGATGTCTTTAAGTTGGTTTCGCGATACAAAATCATCTTATGCGAAACCAATATTCAAAAACTATTTAGACTGAAAACTTGCTCTCATATCGCCGAGAGCAAGTTTCTGCGAAAATACGGTTAAAATGCTATTTTCGTAATCTTACTACTCTAAAATGAGGATTAAGATTGGCAACTTCCCATCACCACTTGCTCTTCTTCACATTAATCTTCGGTCCCTTGCCACTTTTCGCGGCACTAGGGTCATACGACTGCTCTCCTTCGTCGTCAGAACCGAGGTTCTTGGATATTTCCCAGAATTCCTTACTGCCGAGCTTGAATGGCCCGTGCTGTTGTGCCTTATACCAGAAGATTTGGTCTTGTAATTTGTTGGATTTCGCGTTGTTATTGATGACGAGACACTCGTAATTCTCGGTGCACTGGTCCATCACCTGACAAAAGCTCTCAAACGTGGGGAACATACCCGCATAATTGTCGTAGATTCGCTTACGATTCGCAATATATGGTTCACGGAGGATAAAAACGTAGTCGATATTCGTGCGGAGATTTGGAGGGATACCAAGGGGATATTGCATTGTGATGACTAACATGACCTTCCAATGACGTCCGTTCATAAAGAGGAGACGCATCATCACATCTTTCGTCCATTTGTTATCATACAGACAATCATCCAATACAACGAACGTCCTTGGGTCAATGGATGACTTCTTATACATATCCTGTTCCTTTTTCACTTGCTTTAAAACCGCTTTCTGGCGCTTGAGAATATTCTCAATGATGGCTGTATTATAAGCGTCGTGAATGAATAGTTTTGGGACATGTGCTGCGAAGAAACCGTTGCCGGCTTCTGTTCCGGATATGACAGTCCCGATGGGAATATCCTGATGATGAAACATCAAGTCCTGAACGAGAAAACTTTTACCGGTATCACGGCGTCCAATGAGAACGATGACTGGGCCCTTGTTTTCATCGGGGCGAAAACTGATAGCCTTCATCTCGAACTTCGCGAGTTCCAAATTCATTGTAGTAATAAAAATGGCATATATTATTTTTATGACATTTTTACGAATGGAATACGGAATACGCCCGTTTAAAATCAATATAAAAGTTCTAGTTATCATTCATATCAGTCATATCAATATAATATTCCGATTCTACATTTAGGAACAATGACGGGCGATTCAGTTGTATCAGCGGTATCGGCATTCCAAATTCATTACCGTAAACATAAATATACACCGGATACGATAGAGACGGCGTTATTATATGATATTCAAAATTATATACCGATCTATTCGCGATTTTTTGATATTAATGAAAGCAATTACAATGGAATCCAATTGAACCAAAGGTATTATTTACAAAATATAATCTCTCACCCGACGCAAACCAACAGCGACGACTGCGACCGCGACCGCGACCGCGCCGCCGACGACGAGCGCTCTCATTCCCTAAACCATTTAGAAACGATTATTGCGGACGACAACGGAAATACCACGAATGTCCCAATGTTTGTCAAGTATTCGCCGCTTCTTGACCCTATTCGTTATTTATCAGGTAAATATGATACACAACCGGGTAATAAAACGCGCTCACTTCCCAAATACAATTCTACACCGGAAACGTGTGATGAAAAAATACTTAATACAAATAATTCGTCTTATGCTGACGGGTTTTTCTCCTATCTGACGAGTCGCGCGCTTCACGACCACGGAATCGTCCACGGTGTAGATTATTATGGCAGTTATTTGTGTAGACAACGCGAATTTTCCACCAATGTGTTTGATGATATTGATTATCTGGTTGGGTGCTCGTTTTTCAATAAATACGAGAATGAGATCTTCACGATTGATTATTCGCAGTTTGGCGATGACGAATCCGGCAGCGGCGGCGATCTCTCGGATATCAATATCGGCAAGTTGATGAAAATCCGCCACAAGATGAAACCGATGATTGGCGCGACTGGCGCGAATAGCTATATCCAAGAGAATGATTTCCCGAATATCAAGAACCGGATCCACATTCTTGAAAATGTATCGGAGAATGAAGTAATCGGTGTAGAGCAATATACCTCCACCGCGCCGGTCGTGGTGGTGACGGAGGATTCTGGATGTATCATTGGAGATACACTCGTAGAGGTCGTAGATTTAAATGTGGACGAACTCGCTGACGGAAATCTCTCGGCATCCCAGAATGAGAATGATGCGAAGGTGGTGTTAACCCCAAAAAATCAGACAAGAGACCGCGACGACGACGACGGTGACAGTGATTCATCGCAATCAAATTCGTCGTATACTACGATGAGCGACGACGGCGAGGAGGGCCACGACGACGAGGACGACGAGGACGACGACGAGGACGACAACGACGACGACCGCGAAGAGAGTCAAACCCGCGATGGTATTCAAACCGGCGAGGGATCCACATTTGACAGCGAGAGCGACAGCGGAAGTTATGACAGTGATGACGAACAAATCATCGTCAAAATCAAAGACTTCCCCGTCCAAGCAATCCTCCTTGAAAAGTGTGTAAGCACGCTAGACCATATAATGATGACCGACGAGTTGACAAAAGAAGAATGGACGTCTATTTTATTCCAGGTGATAATGACGCTTATTATCTATCAGAAAATGTTCGCATTTACCCACAATGACCTTCATACAAACAATGTCATGTTTATTGAAACGAAAGAAGAATTCCTATACTATCTCTACGAAGGCCAGTATTACAAGGTTCCCACCTATGGCCGTATCTTCAAAATCATTGATTTCGGGCGCGCGATATACAAATTCCGCGGCGAACTCATTTGTAGCGACAGTTTCCATCCCAAAGGCGACGCAGCCACGCAATACAACTTCCCGCCTTATTATAACCCCGATAAACCCACGGTAGAACCGAATTTCAGTTTTGATTTATGCCGGTTCGCGTGTGCTCTCTTTGACTATTTCATTTATGACCTGCGTAAAGTAGAAAAACTGTGTAAATCCGACCCTATTGTTAGATTGGTTGTCAAGTGGACGATGGATGACAAAGGCCGGAATATCCTCTACAAATCCAGCGGTGAGGAGCGGTATCCCGATTTTAAACTGTATAAGATGATTTCTCGTACGGTCCATAATCACGTCCCGTCAACTGAAATACATAATCCATTGTTTGATGGATATAAGATAACGTATAAAAAATATAAGAAGCACGCGGCATTGTCGGCGAAATTCTTAAAGGCGGGTGTGAATACACATATTCTTATGAATGTTGATACGTTGCCTATTTATTGCGGTACATCTCTCGGTGTGCCGGAAGCCCGTTCTTCGCAATAAACTCAATATTCCGCATCGTCCACGCCATACTTCCACCAGAATGCCCGTTCTCCATCTGATCCTGGACCAGTGTTACGATGTTGCTGTCGCCGGCGCTGAACATAAAACCGTGGCTCTCTGGAGGGCTATACTCTGAGAGATATTTCCAGACATTTATTTCCCGGGTTTTGATAATGGGTAAGGCGTTGGCGCGGATAACGGCGCGAAGACCGTCTCTCAGATTGTCCGTAGCCCACGAATCATTCATATAAGATAAGTCCAACGCATTGGCGTCGGCGAGGGTGAGGGGCCACGAAGCGGAAGTGGAAGCAGGAGATGTCATTATAATTGACGACGATAACACCGCCGTAAAAATAAACATATAATATCAATTTTATGTTTATGAATAGTATTTGAAATAAGACGTTCGGTAGGGTGTTCTTA